TAAATCAGCACGAGCTGCCATTGGTGTCATACCAAGTAACATAACAATAGGTAGTAATTTCTTCATGTTTCTTGACACTGTTACCTGGAACTATATAGGTGTTTATAACCCCCATGAATTGTACGTTAAATAACACTTTCGGAAATCTTAAGGTTGATGTTAAATAGTAGTGTCGCCATTAAGGGACACACACTAAACCTAGCTTATTTAAGGAGGCCATTATGACAAAATTACAAAGATATCACGCTGCAGATCTTCCAGTATTGATGGATAAGATTACAAAGAACAGCATAGGACTAGATGATTACTTCAATTCCTTTTTTAGTTCTGAGTTCCCAACAACTAACTATCCACCCTACAATTTAGTTCAGTTAAATAATCATGAATCAAGATTGGAGATAGCACTTGCAGGGTTTAAGAAGGATGAAGTCAAAGTCTATACGGAGTTTGGAAAACTACATGTGGAAGGCATCAAAGAAGATAAAGAAACAGATGTCGAATATACACACAGAGGATTGGCACAACGTTCCTTCACAAGGGCTTGGCAACTCAGCGAGGATTGCGAAGTTCGACAGGTCGTTTTTGAAGATGGACTCTTATCCGTTGAATTGGGAAAAGTAGTACCAGAGAAACATGCTCGTAAGGATTACTTGACAGCAGATTAATATTAGATTAAACTGCTCTATATAAAGAGCCACGATAGCGGATCCTAATGAAAAGGCTTATCGCATTAGCAGCACTTGCTTCCCTAATACCTGGTTGTGCCGAGGCACGGACTAGACTTTCGGGAGCAGGTGCTTCTTTTCCATCTAAAATATATCAAAGATGGTTCTCTGACTACGCAAAGTCAGGAGGTAACAGAGTTAATTACCAAGCAGTTGGTAGTGGTTCAGGTAGAAAAGCATTCCTAGATGAAACAGTGGACTTCGGAGCATCCGATGATCCTATGAAGGATGCAGATATTGCTAGAGCAAAACGAGGTCTAGTCCAGATACCTATGACTGGAGGTACTATTGCCTTTGGTTATAATATGCCTGGTTGTGATTTAAAACTTACACAAGAGCAAGCAGTACAGGTTGCTATTGGTGAGATAAACAACTGGTCACAGGTTGGTTGTGATGACCATGCAATGACATGGGTATATCGTTCTGATGGTTCGGGTACTACTGCATCATTTACTAGATCGATGAATGAGTTTAGTAAGAAGTGGAAACTTGGAGTTGCTAAATCAGTTGCTTGGCCTGTTGGCATAGGTAACAAAGGTAATGCTGGTGTTGCTGGCAACATTAGAAATCAAATTGGTGCTATTGGTTATGTTAATCAGTCCTACATTAAGGGTGAAGTTGTTGCTGCTGCCCTTGAGAATAAGAATGGTGAGTTTATTACACCATCAGTTGAGTCGGGTGCTTTGGCACTCAATGGTATTACACTCGATGAGAACCTCGCAGGGACAGACCCTAACCCTGCAGCAGAAGGTGCTTACCCCATTGCTACGCTTACATGGGTACTTGCTTATGAAACTGGTAATGGTAACAAGACTGAAGCAGTGAAGGATACCTTTAGAACGTTACTCTCTACAGAGTATCAAGAGAAGGCATCTGTGCTAGGTTATGTACCACTCAGAGGTGACATCCTTGAGAAGTCTCGTGCTGCTGTTGAAAGAATTAGTAAGTAATGACTGCACCTACATTAACTGATCTGATATATCTAAAGAAAAATTATTTGACTAAGGATCAGTGTGAAATTATTATTAATGAATTTGAGGCAAGCTCACAAAAACCTGATCAGGAACATTGTGGGCATGCCTTTAATAATTTGGATGTATACTCTACCTTTAAAGTCAAGGAGTCTGAGGTAGGTACTGATAGTTTTAATATAATACATCAAACTATTGAGAATGTAATTAATGAGTATCATGATTACCTTGATACCTTTAATGCTTTTCATGTTGCTAGGAGAGGTAGTATGTTACATCCTCATAAGTATCGTCTTATGAGATATGATAAAGGTGCTTGGATACATCCTCATATAGATCATGATGTTACCATATATGGTAGTTGTACTATCAACTTAAATGATGAGTATGAAGGTGGTGACTTTGCGTTCTGGGGTGGTAAGCATAAATTGAAATTAGGATTAGGTGATGTAATGATCTGGCCAGCAGATTTCTTTTGGGTACATGAGGTAGAAGAAATAACAGATGGTACTAGGTACTCTGCAAATACTTTTCTATGTTCTACACCAAAAACATTACCTGAAACTGTAAGATATAATGTGAGAGGTGTATGAAAACGATTGCTATTGTTGGTGGTGGTACTGCTGGATGGCTTACTGCTCACCAATTTCTTAGAAAAATAAATCCAGAAATAAAAATACTTGTAGTGTCTTCCTCACAAGTTCCTGTTATAGGAGTGGGTGAAGGAACTACAGGTCTTTTTACTGAGTTGATTCATGAACTGTTTGATGAGAAAGAATTTTTAAAAGAAACAGAATCTACTTATAAGATAGGTATTCGACATAGTGATTGGGATCAAGTAGGAAAATCTTTTTGGTCACCATTAGGTGATGAGTACTCTGGTGAGTCTTCCTTTCCTTCACCAGACTATGATGATGTTAGGGTGTGGCATATTGCTAATGGATTGGAGTATGATAAGTCATTCCAATCTCGTTTAATGGCAGAGAATAGACTTCATATTTCAAATGGTGAAAGTATATACACTAAGTTACATGAGGAACATGATGGATATAGTATACCTGTTGCATATCATTTAGATAGTCATAAGGTTGGGGAGTATTTAAAAAGGAAAGCATTAGAGAAATCTAATTGTTCTCATGTTGAAGGTAAAGTAGTAGCTCTCGCTCAAGATAAAGATGGTTCTATACATCACCTTGTCTTAGATGATGATAGAAAAGTTGAAGCTGATTTTTATATAGATTGTTCTGGGTTTTCTAGAATATTAATTAATAATATTACAGATAATAATTTTGTATCATATGATAATGATCTTTTAGTAGATAGTGCTTTAGTTTTTACTAGAGATTCTAATGACATTAAAAACTATACTCATGCTCATGCATTAAAGAATGGATGGATGTGGGAGATACCTACACAAACTAGGATGGGATGTGGATATACTTTTAGTAGTAAGTTTACTGATAAGGATAAGGCATATGATGAGTTAGGTGATGTTGAGATAAAAAAACATATTACATTTAACTCTGGAAGAATAGAAAAGCATTGGTTTAAGAATGTATTATCGACAGGTCTTGCTAGTGGATTCGTTGAACCATTGGAAGCCATTTCTATTCATGCTACCATCTTACAGAATCAAGAGTTCTTAGATAATTATTTTAAATCTAGTTTAGATCTAAACTGTGATGCTATTCAAGAACAGTATAATGAAGATGTTAATTATATGTGGGATAATTTTAGAGACTTTCTTGTGTTCCATTACATTTCACATAGAAGAGATACTGATTTCTGGATTGAATCTTCTAGTCCAGAAAGATGGAGTCCTAGATTAACCAGACTAATGAAAATATGGGGATGTAGAATGCCAAGGGTTACTGATTTTAAAATTGGTAAGAGTAATGATTTTCATGCTATGGGTAATCCATTATGGTATAACATTGCTATTGGTATGAAAATGTTAGATCCATTACTTGCTTTACAAGAGTTGAATGACTATGGAATATATGATTCAACTGAAACTCATTGTAAAAATACATTTGATGCCATAGAGGAAGCACTACCATCTATGGTTAAAACAAACGATTATTATATGCATATATAATGTACAACAAAAGAGACCCAAGAGGTCTCTTTTTATATGGAGACTTAAATGAATGTCTATTTAAATTTAAAACCAAATAATCATGGTGGTGAATCAGATTTATTGACAATTGATGTACCTTCAAGTTATACTGAAGAACTATTACGATATGTCAGACCTATTGCCGAAGAAAAAAATATTCCTGAGTCACGTATACTCAAGGATATAATTAAAGAATCTATCAACGAAATACAAAGGAGAAATTATGAGCGTAAGAGTCGTAAGAACCAGAAGCGGTGATGACGTTATCTGTGATTTGTTCGAGGTTACTACTAAAGATGATACTGAGAAACCAGTTGCTTTTCAGCTAGTTAATGCTTATTATCTTTATTTAATTGATCCTAATCCTGATATTGAAGTAGAAGGAGGTGGAGAAATAAATAAAATTTCTAAACCAGAAATAAAATTTGAACCCTATGCTCCTTTCTGTAAGGAAGATAGGATCATGGTTAAATTAGATGAGGTAGTTACTGCATATGAAACGCATGACGAGATCATCAAAAAGTACAATCAATTAGTGGAGGCTACACGTGGAAGAGGAGATGATGCAACAGCAGTTGAAAGTGATACTGCTGAAACAGAGATCGGAATATCTGTTGGGGAAAGTGACTGAGCTTGATGAAGAACCAAGCTTGTTAATTGAGAACTGTTATAGTATTCATCGTAATGAGAATGGGGTAGTTGGTCTGCACCAGTTTCCTGAGTTCTCATCTCAACGTGATATGTTCTTGACATCTGAAACAGTTATGAGTATACTGGAACCTTCTGATGAGGTCTCACAGATCTATAACGCTAAATGAGTCAGTTTTACACCAACGTACAGTTAGCTGGTGATACTATTCTTTATAGAGGATATGAGGATGGAACTCCAGTGCAGTTTCGTGGTAAATTTTCTCCTACATTATATGTTCCTTCTAAAAAGGAGGAGAAGTATAAGACACTTGATGGCAGATCAGTTTCTCCTATAGAGTTTACTACTGCCAGAGATGCTAGAGAATTTATTAAAACGTATGATGGTGTAGAAGGATTTGAAGTACATGGGTATGAGCGTTTTGTATATCAGTATATAAGACGTGAGTTTCCAGGCGAGGTTGATTATAATATCAATCAGATGAAGATATTCGCATTGGATATTGAGGTTCAGTGTGAGAACGGTTTCCCTGATGTGGAAGCAGCAGCAGAAGAGATGCTTTCTATTACCATTAAAGATATGGTTACGAAAGAATTTTTTGTATGGGCTGTAAGAGAGTTTGAAGTACCTGATGGTGTCAAGGCATTTATCTATGATACCGAAAGGGATATGCTTAGTAACTTTATTGAATGGTGGGTGCAGAATACACCAGATATTCTTACAGGTTGGAACGTTAACCTATATGACGTACCTTATATTGCTCGTCGTGTAAATAGGACGTTGGGTGAGAAATGGATGAAGTCTTTGTCACCTTGGAACCGTGCTAATGAAAGGGAGGTATATGTCCAAGGACGTAAAAATTATGCTTATGATGTTAGTGGGATTAACATTCTCGACTATCTCGATCTTTACCGTAAGTTTACTTATAGTAACCAGGAATCATACAGACTCGATCATATCGCTTTTGTTGAACTAGGTCAGCGTAAGGTTGATCATAGTGAGTATGATAATTTTAAAGATTTTTATACTAGAGATTGGCAGAAGTTTATTGAGTACAACATCCAAGACGTTGAGTTGATTGACAGATTGGAAGATAAGATGAAGTTATTGGAACTTGCCATAACAATGGCTTATGATGCTAAGACAAACTTTGAAGATGTGTATTCCCAAGTTCGTATGTGGGATACCATCATTTATAATTACTTAAGTGACAAGAACATTGTTGTACCACCCCGAAAGGGATCTAAAAAAGATGAAAAATATGCAGGAGCTTATGTCAAGGAACCGAAACCAGGAAGGTATGATTGGGTTGTTAGTTTTGACCTCAATAGCCTGTATCCTCATCTTATTATGCAGTACAACATCTCCCCAGAGACCCTCTGGGAGACTCGACATTCCAGCTCGAGCGTTGAACGGATTCTAAATCAAGAGATTGATTTTAGTGATTGTAAATTTGCCGTGTGTGCTAACGGTGCTCAGTATCGTAAGGACGTACATGGTTTCCTACCAAAAATAATGCAGAAGATCTATGACGAACGTACGATATATAAAAAGGCCATGCTCCAAGCGAAGAGGGATTATGAAAAAAGTCCCTCTACTAACTTACAAAAAGATATTAGTAAATTCAATAATATCCAAATGGCTAGAAAAATACAGCTCAATTCAGCTTATGGAGCCATTGGAAACCAGTACTTTAGATATTACAACCTATCGAATGCTGAGGCGATTACTCTCAGTGGGCAGGTTAGCATCCGTTGGATTGAAAACAAAATGAATCAGTACCTTAATACGGTACTTAAAACTAAGGAGGAAGATTATGTTATTGCCAGTGATACTGATAGTATCTACCTCAACCTTGGTCCTTTGGTTGAAAGTGTATACGAGGGCAGAGAGAAAACTGATGAGAGCATTGCTAGGTTCCTTGACAAGGTGTGTCAAACTAAATTTGAGCCTTTTATTGAGAGTTCTTACCAAGAATTGGCCGAGTACGTTGGAGCGTACGAACAGAAAATGATAATGAAGCGAGAGAACATCGCTAACAAAGGTATATGGACAGCAAAGAAAAGATATATTCTTAATGTATTCAATAGTGAAGGGGTTCAGTATGCTCAACCTAAGTTAAAGGTTATGGGTATAGAGTGTGTTAAATCTTCTACACCAGGTGCATGTAGAGATAAGATTAAGGAGTGTTTGAAGGTTATTATGAATGAAGGTGAAGAAGCAGCACAAGATTTTATTAAGAACTTCAGGGATGAGTTTGATACATTTCCTGTTGAGGATATATCATTTCCCAGAGGATGCAATGGGATAAATAAGTGGGCAAACCCATCCAGTATATACAGCAAAGGCACACCTATACATGTGCGTGGTGCTTTGTTGTTTAATCATTACAATAAGAAGAACAAGTTACAGCATAAGTATCCTTTAATACAGGATGGCGAAAAGATTAAATTTGTTTATCTTAAGACACCAAATAAAATAGGAGAGAATGTAATTTCTTATTTACAAACTCTTCCTACAGAATTTGGGCTTGACAAACAGGTTGACTATGACTTACAATTCAGTAAGAGTTTTCTTGAACCTATTAAAGTTATTATGGATACAATCGGATGGAAGCCAGAAAAAGTTGCTAGTTTGGAGTTCCTATTCGGATGACCACATACATTGTTGAATATCAAAAAGCTTTCGGTGCTGGTGCAATGCCAGATGAAAAAGAATTTTTTGACAAATCAGAAGCAGAATGGTTTGAAAGAGCCATGAAGCGTTCAAATTACATTACAAAATTATTTAAGAAAAGTCCATGAGTTTTTTACAGGATGTAGTAAAGGAGATCGGAAATGAATACGCTTCTCTCGTTAGTGATGGTGTTGCTGCTGGTGATACTAGTTCGTTTATCGACACAGGTTCGTACATCTTTAACGGACTTGTCTCAGGAAGTATCTACGGAGGTATTCCAGGGAACAAGATCACAGCTATTGCAGGTGAGTCAAGTACTGGCAAAACATTTTTCTGTCTTGGTGTTGTACAGCATTTTCTCGAATCTAATCCTGATGCTGGCGTTATTTATTTTGAGTCTGAAAGTGCATTAAGTAAACAGCAGATTGAAGAGAGGGGTATTGATTCTTCTCGTATGATGATTGTACCTGTTACTACGGTACAAGAATTTAGGACACAATCTATCAGAATATTAGACAAATATTTAGAACAACCAGCAGATTCTAGACAACCCTTAATGTTTGTTTTAGATTCTCTTGGTATGTTATCAACCAGTAAGGAGGTTGAGGACAGTGAAGCAGGTAAAGATACTCGTGACATGACTAGAGCACAAGTTGTTAAGTCAATCTTTAGAGTCTTGACGTTGAAGTTAGGTAAAGCAAACGTTCCAATGTTGGTTACCAATCATACATATGATGTAGTAGGTGCGTATATTCCTACAAAAGAAATGGGAGGTGGAAGTGGACTTAAATACGCAGCAAGCACAATCATATATCTATCTAAAAAGAAAGAGAAGGATGGTAAAGAGGTTGTGGGAAATATTATTAAATGCAAAACAGCTAAAGCTAGACTAACCAAAGAAAACAATCAAGTAGAGGTACGACTTTATTATGACACAGGACTTGACAAGTATTATGGACTACTGGAATTGGGTGAGAAGCATGGAGTATTTGAACGAAAGGGCAACCGCATTAGTATTGGTGGGTCTAATGTTTATCCTTCAGCCATTCTTGCTGACCCAGAAAAATACTTCACCCCCGAATTAATGCAAGCATTAGACGAATGTGCATCCAAGGAGTTTCGCTATGGTAACTAAATTAGAAGACTACATCAAGTGCTATGATAATATGGTCAATGATACTCTCTGTAATGAGATCATTGAAGCATATAAACAATCAGGTACTAGCTATATTAATAGAGAACAGAGACCTACGTTCCATGAATTGAATATATCTAAGAAGTATAAGGCAGAGGATCCTTTATGGATTAAACCTCAAAAGATAATAACAGAAACATTTATTGATGTTGTTAATCTTTATATGGAAGATCTAGAAATTGCTAGAGATTTTCCTGTCAAGTATACTTTTGAGGAGTACCGTATGAAACGGTATGAGGCTAATGACTATGATCAATTTAAAGAACATGTTGATGTACAGGATTATAGTTCTGCACGTCGTTTCGTTGTTATATTCCTCTATTTAAATGATGTTTTAGAAGGTGGTGAGTCAAACTTTCCTAGATTGGACTTGGCAATTACACCAAAACAGGGTAGAATACTCGTGTTCCCTGCCAACTGGCAGTACAGACATGCAGGTCTTCCTGTAAAGTCTAACGACAAGTACATTATTGGATCTTATCTCCACTATCTAGAATGAATTTAGAAGTTACTATCCTTAGTAATTTAATCTACAATGAAAAGTATACTCGTAAAGTAATACCTTTTCTTAAGTCAGATTATTTTACTACGAAGACTCATAAAGTAATCTTCTTAGAGATACATGAGTATGTTGGTAACTATAATGCTTTACCTTCTTTGAATGCTTTAGGTATTGAATGTCAAGAACGTACTGATTTATCAGAAGATCAGTTTAAAGATGTTATGGAGGTGCTGAATGCGTTATCGAAGGAGGAAACAGACTTTGATTGGATCGTTGATACAACAGAAAAGTGGTGTCAAGAGAGGGCGATTTATCTATCGCTTATGGAGTCAGTTAAAATTGCAGACGGTCAGGATGAGAAGAGAGATAAGGGAGCAATTCCACAAATACTAAGTGATGCATTAGGTGTATCATTTGATCAACATGTAGGACATGATTACTTACAAAACTACCAAGAAAGGTTCGACTTCTACCATAAGAAAGAGGACAAGATTCCGTTTGATTTGGAATTTTTTAACCGTATTACGAAAGGAGGGATACCGAATAAGACTCTCAACATTGCTCTTGCTGGCACAGGGGTTGGAAAGTCTTTATTCATGTGCCATGTGGCAAGCTCAGTCTTACTCCAAGGTAAAAACGTCTTATACATCACTCTCGAAATGGCAGAGGAGAAGATTGCGGAGAGGATTGATGCTAATTTACTTAATGTCCCAATACAAAAATTAGCAGAATTACCTCATGTAATGTATGAGAATAAAATTAATAAATTGATTAGAAAGACTAAAGGTAAGTTAATTATTAAAGAGTACCCAACTGCATCAGCACATGTAGGTCATTTCAAATCATTGTTACAGGAATTGTCTTTGAAAAGAAGTATAAAACCAGATATAATCTTTATAGATTATCTTAATATCTGTGCTTCTCAAAGATATAAAGGATCTATTGTTAATTCGTATACTTATGTCAAAGCAATCGCAGAGGAACTTAGGGGTCTCGCAGTTGAGGCGAACGTTCCGATTGTATCTGCCACTCAAACTACTCGTAGCGGCTACGGTAGTAGCGATGTGGACCTTACTGACACCTCTGAATCTTTTGGACTCCCTGCTACTGCTGACCTTATGTTTGCCCTTATTTCTACAGAAGAGTTGGAAGATCAGAATCAAATAATGGTCAAGCAATTAAAGAATAGATACTATGACCCTACTCTAAACAAAAGATTTGTCGTAGGTATTGACAGATCTAAGATGAGGCTGTATGATGTCGATGATGCTCAGAAAGATCTAGTTGATGCTGGTGCTGAAGAGCAAGTCGTTAAACAAGTACAGGGTAAAAAATCCTTTGCAGAACTAAAGTATGATTGATTTTAAACGCTACGAAGAGTTTGTTGATGCTGTTACATCTGACAGTTCTAAAGACTTTGTTGCATTAGCTGACCGTATGGGTGAACTTGATAGACAAGGTGCTAATATAGAACGTCTTACCACTGCTGGTGTAGGACTTGCTGCTGAATCTGGTGAGTTTCTTGAGATCGTTAAGAAGATGGTCTTTCAAGGTAAGCCATGGAATGAAGATAACAGAGAGCATCTTATCATTGAACTAGGTGATGTTATGTGGTACGTTGCACAAGCATGTATGGCATTAGAGATTGATTTTGATGATGTTATTAAAGGTAACATTAAGAAGTTAGAGAAAAGATATCCTGGTGGTAGTTTTACGATTGGAAATTCTGAAAACCGTGCAGTGGGAGATAGATAATGCATTTAATTTTACCCATCATTTGTATTGGACTTATCTGTTTGATTATAGTCTATTCAATTATTAATAGATACGATCCTCACACATGAATAACGCAGATAGATACTTACCATTATTTGCATCTAATGTATTCCAACTCCATATAGATTATGATCTAGATGTATTGAAAACTAATAAGAGTTTTATCTATGCAGCTAATCAGAATAAGAAGTATGAGTCTGAGAATTATAGAGCATTGGAAATGTTTCCAAATGTTAGAGATCATCTTATAAACAGATTTAAAGAACTTGCTCATAATTTTTTAAAATTAGAGTCTGATTTTATTATAACTACATCTTGGTTTACTATTACTGAAGAAGGTGATGGAGGCGATTCACATTATCATTTCCATAAGAATAGTTTTTATAGTGGTGTATTATATTACGATGAGTATAAAGAAGATAGTGCTCCTATAGAATTCATGACTCCTTTGGAGTTTCATTCTGATTTTTATATGGAACCAAGAGAATATGATTTAGCTACTTCAACTTCTTGGAAAATATATCCTAAGAAAAATATGCTTGTATTATTTCCAAGTTACTTAAAGCATCAGGTAGGAAAACATATTGGATCTGAACCAAGGTATTCTCTGGCATTTAATATTGTTCCTACAGGAAGTTATGGTACATCAGATTCTTCTGTTCATACTGAATGGTTAACTGGAACATCAACAACACATGAATTAGAGTCTGGATATAGAATAGGGGGTAGTAGATTATAAAGATAGTTGATAATTTTTTAACACATAAAGACTTTGAGAAAGTCTTTATGAAATATTCTGGTAGTGGTGATGAAACTGTATGGGGAATACAGAAAGGTGGTAATGATCATAGAGGATCAGAGTTTTTATTTTCTCATATAAAGGATGATAATTTTTTTACCGATTACTTGTTCTCTAAAGTTGTAGATCAATTGGATGAGAGTTCATATGAATTAGAAAGAGTATATTTTAATGGGCAGTGGAGTGGAAGAGAATCTGATTTACATCAAGATGGTTGTGATATAACAGCACTACTTTATATGCATAATAGATATGAGTATGGATGGGGTGGATTTACCGAGATTATAACTAAACCAAATCCAATTTTAATACATCCTATACCTAACAGACTATTAATATTTCCTGGTATGAATTCGCATAAGGCATACTCTTTTGCATATCAAACATGTCCTTTAAGAGTTACTCTAGCTTTTAAAATAAATAATACTAACAGGTGAATAAATTATGAAAGAAGATGCTATTTCAGATGCTTGGTCAGAGTCTAGAATAGATAAACCAAAGAAGTATAACATGCCTATTTGGTTAACTGATGAGGATTTTGATTATATTGTTTTAGCACTTTGGAAGTGTCGTAAGAATTCTGGAGAAGCTAAATGTACTGAGTTATATAATAGGTTTAAACAGATACAGGATGTAGCTAACAATGCCAAAAAC